AGCTTGCCGCCGACAATACCGGAGCCACGCCCGGCGCCATCGAGTTTCCGCTCTCGTCGACCCGCACCTTGTAGGTCAGGCCCTGCCGCTCGAGAGCCGCCCGATCCGCCCTTGTGATGTCTGCGTCGACCACTACGAAGTGCGGCAGGCCGCGCCGATTGAGCTCCGCAGTAGTGACCATCACATCGTCCTCATGGCGCGGTCGGCGTTCCGGTCGTGCCTTTGTATTGCAGATCCTGGTGGGTGCTGGTCGCACGCACCGGGAAGGAGCTGGTGAGTGACAAGACGGTCGTCCCCGAGCGCTTGATGCGCGCCTTCGGCGTCTGCCCGGTAACGACAGGCACCGTCGCCACCTGCAGGCCCGAGCCCGTCACTATTGTCCCGATCGTCCCATCGCCGCGATCGGCCTCCAAAGAGGCTGATGAGGTAAGATAGGCCAGCGCCTCAATATTGTTCGTGGCCGCATCCGCAGGAGCCGCTGATGCATTCGTCGTGGCCGCAGGCTGTCCCGATCCCGTCGTCGGCCAGGTGTCCGTCCGCTCGATCCTGTGAAACAGCGCTAGCTGGTCGCGCACGATCGTTGGCACGGCACCCGTCTTGTAGCGCACCGCATAGTAGGCAGTAAGATCACGGAAGGCGCCCTGGATGCCCTTCAGCGGTTCACTCGGACCCACATGATTGTGCTCCGAACAGTCATTCCACGTCGCCACGCTCACCAGCTTCGAGAGCGCCGAATTGTAGACATTCGCGGCAATGGCATCGTCCCATGCCTGCCGATAAAGCTTGGAGCCGCTCGCTTCCCAATAGGTATGGACCGTCCAGCCCCCTGATTGCGGGCGGTAGTCCTGCGGGAAGGCTGTCGGCATCCATTGCCGCCCACCGTCCATGACCGTCTTCCCGAGCGCCAAGATGGCAGCCTGCGTCGAGAATGTATTGCCGCCCCAGACGCCCATCCCCTGGCAGATCGCCTTCCAGCTTGCGTCATTGCAGAGCGTCGAATTCAGGAAGCTCGGCATGAAGTAGACCGGCACGCCCGGCTCGCCCGCGACAGTCGCTTCGATGCGATCGATGATTGCCGTCCAATGCGCTACGGAAACGGCAGTCGAAGAGCTTGCCGGCGAGAGCTCCGGAGCAAAAGCCCCAATCACCAGTTCGCCGCTCGCGGTCTTCAGCACGTTCGGATGGTTCATAAACCGGCGGATGAAGTCGGCCTTGGTGGTAGCATCGGTGCCGCTACCCGTGGCACCGTCCGACATGATCATGATCTTGATCGGCTTGCCGGCCAGTGTCGCCCTTCTCGCCCCCTCCAGGATGTTCGATACTACTGCTCCATCCTGTGTTGCATCGTTGTGGTTCAGGATGTTGATCTGGAAACCGTCCAGCCCCGCATTCCATGCGTTCTCGCAGTCGAACTGCATGTCCTGAATGCGGAACTCCTCATGCCAGAGCGGCGAGGTGGCCCCACCAATGGGCGCCCGCGAGATCGGGCGATCCCGCAGGAAAGCGCCGTAACCACTGCCCCCATCCTCCGCCGGATTAAGAAAGTGCGCTGTGTAGTAGTCGGATGCGGCCGGAAAATCATTGAACGAGCGCTGGAAGTAATGCCACCACGCCATCACCATGCGGCCTGACGCATGCGGAATAAGACCGGCAGGGCGGTTCCACGCCAGCGGGATGGGCTCCACCCCGGCCAGGGCCGCATCCGTCCCATCGTAGAGCCGGAATGAGCCGTCCGGCCATTCCTTCAGCGTCATCACGCCATAGGCCACGGACAGGATGAGCTTCCCGCCCTCGGCATTCACTGTCGCGCCGGCACCCGGCAGCACCGTGATGTTGCCGGCGCCTGTGCCCTTGCTCATCTGGCACAGGAACGGCGTGCCCGCGATGCCGCTCACCAGCCCGAGCGGCACGGTAATGATGCAGCCTGCCGCATTGGTGCAGTCGAGGATCTTGTTGTGATCCGCCGATGAAAGCGTTCGTGTTGCTCCTGTGACAGTTACAATCGTCGTGGCTACGCCGGAGCCTGGAGGGCCGGCCGGCCCAGTCGCCCCTGTCGCCCCCGCAGGCCCGGTTGCACCAACGGCCCCAGCAGGGCCCGTAGCGCCGGTCGCCCCTGTCGGCCCCGCTGCTCCAGTCGGCCCCGTCGCACCGGCCGCCCCCGTAGGACCAGTCGCGCCAGTGGCACCCTGTGGGCCCTGGAAGGCCCCCATGTCCTCCCAGCTATCACCGTCCCAGACAAACAAGTGGTCCGGAGTGAAAGACTGGACGGTGTAGGCGTCGCCGAGCGTATTGCCGCTCGCCGGTAGATCTCCGACCGTGGCCACCGACCCCTGCGGCACGAGGCCAATCGGTCCCGGAGGCCCTTCTGGTCCGATCGGACCAGTCGCCCCAGGCGCACCGCTAGGACCAGTTGGTCCAATCGGCCCTATAGGCCCCTGTGGACCCGTTGGGCCGGTCGCCCCTGTCGCTCCAGTAGGGCCGGTAGGTCCAGTAGGCCCCGGCGGTCCAATCGCGCCTGGAGGACCTCCAGGCGTCCCAGGCGGGCCTTCTGGTCCTGCCGGACCCTGTGGGCCTGCCGGGCCTTGTGGCCCAGGAGGACCCTGCGGACCAGGAACCCCGGCCGCCATCAGGATATACGGATCAAAGGTGGAGCCATAATCGAATGGCTCGTCACTAAAGTCCGGCGCCATTGCCGTTCATGGCCTGCTGCCGCTGTGCCGCCTGCTGCTGCGCTGCCGCCTGCCGTGCCCGCATGTCCTCGATCTTCGCCTGACGGTCGGCATCCTGGCCCTGGAACTGCCGATCGCTCTGCTCGCGCTGCATCTGCCGATCGGCATCGCGTCCCTGAAAGTCCCGGTCGCCCTGCTGCTTGCGCTGCAGGAACTCACGGTCGCCGGTCTCCTGCTCCTGCGCCTGCTGATCGGGCTTCATGCCGATATTCGCCCAGCGCTCGGCCGCACTCGCGATCTTGTCCTGCGCACTGGCCTTGTTCATGCCGGCCTTGGAGCTCTCCACGTCGAGCGCGATCTGCTTTGCCTGCTCAGCCATCGGATCCGGCTGCTGCGCCTGCTCCAGCATGCCCAGCACCTCCTGCTTGGTGCTCGCCGGCAGGCCGCTCATCTTGATGATAGCCTGCGGCGGTATCGGCTGGCCCGCGGCAGCAAGGCTCTCCAGAACCTCGAATGTATCCTGCAGGGTGGTGATGCTGTCAGGCGCCTCGTCGAGGATGATGTCCACGTCCAATGCGCCGATTTGATTGGCGATCTGCGGCTGCCCGGTCATCGGATCGATCGTCAGTTCGTTGATCTTCACGAACTGCGCCGCCTCCTGCTGATCCGTCACCCTGATCCAGCGCTCGGCCTGCCAGTGCTTGCGGATATTCGACCACATCGCGCGGTAGACCCGCAGCTTCCAGTCGTTCCACGCATCAATGAAGGGACCGAGCTCCGCCAGACCGGACTGCTGCAGCAGCGCAATGGCCCGGCCGCTCTTTTCCATGCCCTTCTCGACTAGCGTCGGGCCGTAATTCTCGATCTCGCTCTTGGCCTCGGCCAACATCTCCATCTGGCCCTGCCACTCAGCCTGCTTCGCCGCGTCCTCGAAGCTGATCCCGCCTTCCATCGTGAATTCGAGCACGCCATCAGGGCGGGCTGCTTCAGCGCGGAGCCGTTCTACATTCTCCACTGCACCCTTACGGACGAGCATGCGCCGCGTATTGAGCTGATGCAGCGCTTTACTCCGCCGCATGTTGATCTCGTCCTGCGGGCTCTTGAGATTGCGCACGAAGCCGTAGCGGTCGCCGTCATGGTCGACGTAGGCCGAGAAGGCTAGGAAGCTGGATGCGCTCTTGTCCTTGTCATTGACGAATGGGGATGGTGCAGAGGCCAGCTTCACCCGCGCCGAGTAATGGCAGACATGCCATTCGCCGCGCTTGATGTACTCATGCTCGATGACGCGGACGCGCTTTTGCTCCACGTCGATCCAGCGCTTCTCCCGGTCCTGCTGCGCCCAGCTTTCGATGTCGCCGCCCGAGGTGAGCAGCGTCTCCAGTTCGTCAGCATGCTCGGGGTAAAGCTCTTGAGCGACCTCAAGATCCAGCCACTTGGCCACGCCCAGGTAGCGACAGTCACTGAAGTCCGGGCGGTAGGATCTTGGGTCGTAGAAGAACGTGTCGTCGTCGACGGCAATGAGCGTGATCTCGGCATCGCCCTGGTCGCCCGGCTCGAGCGCCATCTGCACGATGCCCATGCCCTCACGCCCGGCATTGCGGGTGGCCTCGATGCCGACTTGCTTCCAGCGCGCCTTGTCCAGCGCATAGCGCAGCGCCTCGGTGGCGATCTCCGCTTCCTGATCGTGGTTGGGAGTGCGCGGGTAGGCTTTCGGATCCTGCCAGAGCTTCTTCAGGGTGCCCGTCACCCCGTCGATCTTGCGATTCACCCGGTTGAAGGTGATTATTGGCTGCTTGCGCTTCTTGAGGATGGCGATTTCTTCAGTAGACCACATATCGCCGTGATAATAATGTCTAGCTAACCTCATTTCTTCTATTTCGTTACGCTTTGCATGGCTCCAATCAGTGTATTGTCTTCTTAACCTTGTAATGGATGCTTCTTCATCTTCGTCATAGCTTCCGCCAGCCATGGCCGCAGAGCCAGGGCGCTCATAATCAACGAAGGTCATGGATCAGGAAGCCCTACAAAGCCGTGGAGCTATGTGCTAAAATGCGTGACGGGCCAGCGTTTCCGCGCCGACCCGCCACTAAACACAGCAACCTTGCTCGGAGGTCGCCATGTCTGCGCCCATCGATATCACGGGCCATCGTTTCGGTCGCCTTGTTGCAATCTCACACATAAGCTTTCAGGGCTGGCTATGCCGCTGTGACTGCGGCAATGAAACCATCGTCCAAGGCCCAAATCTCAGGAACGGTAATTCTAAGTCCTGTGGATGCCTGCGCGTGGAACTGGCAATATCGCGCGCCACCAAACACGGACATGCCAAAAAAACTGCAACCTATTCCTCTTGGCAGGCCATGATAAAGCGTTGCACCAATCCAAACACATGGAGTTGGAAGCACTACGGAGGCCGCGGCATCACCGTTTGTGATCGTTGGCGCTACTCGTTCGAGAATTTCCTCGCCGATATGGGCGAAAAGCCTGAGGGACTGACGCTAGACAGGATCAATAACGAACTCGGGTATTCCCCCGAGAACTGCCGCTGGGCCACCCCCGCTGAGCAATTCCGAAACCGGGCGAGAGGAATAAGCGGCAAGTTCATTTAGATCACACTACGACTGGCGACGGCGAGGCAGCCGTCAATGCCGCCAGAAACTGGTCGTGATAGCCGGCAATCAGTTCATCCTGGTCATTGCCGTTGATGATCTGCCTCGCATTGACGGCGTCATCCTTCTCGGCATTGAAGTACTGTCCCAGCTTCTTGCCGGTGAACCATCCCTCCGCCATCCCGCGGAACAGGATGCGGGTGGCGATAAGACTATCAAGTGCCATTTCTGGGTGTTCGACTAGGTCACGCTCGTCAATCAGCGCCAGCGCCTTGGAGGCGTGGTCATAATTGGTTTCCCAGGTGAGCTGCACAAAGCCGCGCCCGATATACGGCCAGTATTCCTTGCTCTGCAGATAGGCCTGGTCGCCATATTCGGTGACCGGCCACATGCGCTGTGCCGTCTCGTGATAGACAGTCGCCAGCATGTAGGCCAGCCAGCGAAGGTCGCTCATCGGCGTGCCGCCGGCCTGATAGTCCCAGACCGCGAGGATCACCGACTGGCCGTCGACATGGACCTGTTCCAGGGCGCCGGAAAACAGCGAGTTACGCACGCTGTCGAAATAGATGTCGCGGTCGATCATAGTAGCGCCACCAGCGCGACGGCCAGCGCAATTGCTGCCGGCTGCTCATCGAGCAGACAGTGACGCGCCCTGCCGACTTGCGCGGTCGCCATGGCATTCTAGCGCCTGCCCCGGCCCAGCAGACGATCGCCGAGGCCGAGCATGGAGATCAGGGCATTGGGATCAATTGGCCGCTGCTGCTGCGGGACAGGCGCGACCGGGCCGATTGCCGGAAGGTCTTCCGGCACCGGCATGCGCCCCCGCAGCCAGTCCCAATACTCCTGCGCCTGCATCTTCCGGGAATATTCGCCGGGAGTGAGTTGCTGCTGACGGGCCATCGCTATTGCGCTTCCACTTGCTCGCTATAGCCAGTCCTGGCGTCCAATGCCGCCTCCTCCGGATCGAGCGGCTGCCGCTGTGGCACGACCTCCACGTCACGCAGCATCGACAGGCGCTCCGCGGCAAGCTTCACGTCATCGAAAAGCCCGCTCAGCCGATCCACCGTCGCAGCGCCATGCGGATTGACGATCAGTTGCAGCAGCGTCTCGGTTGCTGCCGCCGCCGCCCTCCGCACCGCGTCCTCGGCCTGCTCAAGTTCAGAGTGATTTGATTGAGTATTCTTCGCGCTCATGTTCCCGGTATCCTGATCCATCGCCCTTGCGCTCCGGTTGATCCTTCACCGGCACCCATGGCCGGCTCATGCAGGCATAGCGCGCCTCGTCGGCAATGTGGTCGTTGGCGGCGGTGTCCACGTCCTCTGCCCGCTTCGGATCATGCTGCAGCACCGGCACCGTGCGGATGAAGTCCCTGCACGTCTCGAAGACCACGAGCATCGGCACGCCGTCCTTGCCCTTCAGTCGCTGCCGCATCTCGTCCCAGCCGCCCATCGCACCGGCACCCGAGACGCGCTTGTTGTCGGCGGGATTGAAATGCACGCCTAGGCGCGTGAAGATCTCGGCTCTAGAAGGCCCGCCATCCTCCGCGAAGATCGCCGGATCGGCCACGCTATACGTTACCTTGTCGCCGGCATCGCGCTCCAGAATGCCACGTGCCACCTCCTCGATCGTCAGCTTCAGGCCCTTGTCGGATGCCGCGCCATACCACTCGCGATAGCGCACAAGCGCGCCTCTAGGAATGCCCGCATGGTCATCCCCCGCCACCGCCCACCAGCCCACCGAGAACGGCGCGGCGCTCCCCCAGTCGAACGCTCGAAACCGGAGCCAATCCCTTGGCACAGCGAACGGCGCGACCACATGCTTCTTGGCGTCCCAGCAGTCAAAGAATGCACCTTCAATGGCACTCCAGTCGCCCTCCAGCCAGGCACGGACGAGGGCATTGCTGCCCACCATCCGTAGCCGGTCGACGTATCCTGGGTCCTTGTCCAGCAGCACCACATTGTCGGTAATGCGCGAGGGAATGACCGCCGCCTGAGTGACAATCCCTGAAGCTCTCTCCACCTCCACGAGGTGCGGCCCCCGCGGGAACGGGATCAGACGATAGCGAGCCGCGAGCCAGTGCTGGCCCGCTCCCCCGGGGTTTGCAGTCAGGATCATCTGCGTCGGCACGCCATGCGCCGATCTCATGGTCCCGAAGAGCCGGTCGATCGGGCCGGGATCTGGATATTGCCCGGCCTCCTCCACCCAGATGTCCGTGAGATTGCGGCCCTGATACTCGTCCGCATCGGCGATGCTGTCCAGATAGGCGAAGGCCACCCTGCCGCCCTTCGGCATTCGCCAGAGCAATTTGGACTCGTTGAACTTGCCGCCGAGTGGCGTGTAGATCTGGCGACTGCGCTCGATGGCGTCTTCGCTCGAGACTGTCGTCCTGCGGAACATCACGGCATTGAAGTGCTCGCCGTGCGCCTGCTCCTTGATCGCCCATTTGCCCAAGACCGCATCGGTTTTGCCGCCGCCGCGGGCGCCGCCGAGGAAGACCTCCGGGAACCTGCACTTGATAAGCGCCAGTTGCGGGCGGGAGCGTGGCTGCCAGGCGACGACAATGGGCTCGGCAGCTGCCGCCTTCAGTGCCGCCAGTTGCTGTCGCATGGTCATGTGATACTCTGCACTCGCTGACGGGCAGCGTGGAAGGACATGCAGCCGAAATGGCGGCGTCTATAAGCGGACGCTCAGGGACCAAGGTGCCTTAGTCACGCGAGAGTCCGGCCTGCCAGGGAGTAGCTGCCCTGGCTTGCGCACTAGGCAGCCGGTGTCGAGCCCGGCCCCGTCAGCGCCTACTTCTTACGAGTGCTGCCCTTGCCGGACTTGCGCGCCTGATTGAGAGCGGCGGCCACGCTTTGATCCTGCGGGTGTCCGGCCTTCTTCATTTCCTTGATGTTCTTTGAGATCGTGGCCTTTGAAGAACCCTTCTTCAGTGGCATGATGTCCTTCCCCATGATCCACATTCGTTGCCAGGACTGCGGCGCGGTGATTGCCGCGCACCTGAAGCACGAGCATCGCTGCGCTCAGAAGAGCAAGCCGGCGAGGAAGCCGATCACACAGCCGGTGCCGAAGACCGCAAGCAGTAGCAGCCCCTCGCCCTCCAGCCGGCGCATCGATCCCGTTAGACCTCCTGAGCCTGTTAGACCGCCATTGTCTAACGTGTTAGACTCCGCGCCCGCCTTCGACAAGCGCGCTTACCAGCGGGACTACATGCGCAAGTGACGCGCTGCCCAGAAGCCTGAGAAACCCTAGCTATCAAGCGGCCTTGTGACGAATTCCTTCTCCCATTCGTCGTTCGGAAGTTCGGGTGAGACGATGTAGGTTTGCTTCACTTCTCCGGAGTGTTCGATAGCTGCGAGATCGGGCATCACTTTCTTGAGCAGCGCCACCCCTGCAGTAACTTGGGTGCTCGACATTTCGCGGCCACCCTCAACATGCTCAAGTAAGTATTTGAGGACTTTGGAGTTTTGAATTTTGAGCCTGTGCGCTTCAGGGAGCGGGCCGAGAAGAGGCCCAGGCGGTCTTCCTACTTTTCTAGCCATTGGGGATTCCAAGAAAGCGGTTCGCGTCTTGCAGTATAGCTGGATCGACAAGGCGGGGATGCACGCGCGCGAAATTGGCTATGATAATGGCAGCGGCCTTCTGTGTTCCCATGCGCTCTATCTCCCTGAATTCCCTCATTACATCCAGCACAGGCTCCCGCGGCTTACGTTTGTATGACCATCCGCCATTCCCACCCGGATGCATGTTCTCTGTAGGATGCAATTCAGCTATCCAGAACTTCTCACGCTTGAAGGCTTGCGCCTCATCTGTGCATTTCTCGACGATCTCGCCTTTACAGCGCCAGCGACGACATTGCTGAGCAAGCCTGTCACGACACCCCTTGCCTACATAGAGCGTCTGGTGCTCGTCGAAGATACGATAGACGTAGAACTCGCCGGCTCTACGGCGCTTTCTACGTCTGGGCATTACTGGAATTCCTTGAAGATGAATGCCGTGAGCGCGAAGACGGTCACGCCTGTGATAGCGAGGATGTAGAGGCCCATGAACGATCTATCTTTCTCTGTTCTCTTGCTCTGACCGCAGCACGAATATTCTCCAACTGTGCCGGGGTGCGTGGCGGGTGCTTACGACCAGTGCGGACAGCACTCCATTTCTGTCGTGTCTCAAGGGAGGCGGGCCGCTTGTTTCTTGCAATAGCCCTTACTCGTCGTGATGCGCGCTCTTCCTCAGAAAGAACGAGTTTTTTCCCTTTGTGCGCTGCGGACATTTTAGCCCTGGTTTGATCTGAGAATTTTAAGCCCAGCTGACTGCCGGCTACCGGAGAGGTATTAAACCCCCTACGTTGATCAATGGCGCAAAGATGATCTATCCAAAACTGTTCCCGGTTCAGCAACAGGGATAAATCCGTAACCACTTCTAGCATCTCAAATGAGAAACTGCCCTCGCCATACTTTTTCCAAGCCCTCTGTAGGATAACAGAGTGATGAGCACCCTTACGAAGCTGGTGACGATGAACTTTCCATCGATCCCGCATCCTTGCCGCCGAGCCAACATAAACACGACCGCTCGTCTTGCAGCGGATACAATAAATCCCAGAGGGTAGAGGCTCAGCAGCCAAGGCTAACCCGATGATCGAAACGACGGGAAATGCATCCCTCCACCGCCGAGCACCAGTTGCACCAGCCAGAGGATCACGAGCAGCGCGACGATCACCCACAGCAGCTGCACCACCTTTGGCGGGATGGGTAGGCCAATCACATCTCGGAGCACATAAATCACCAAATAGATGACAATCGCGAGGACGCAGACCCAGATCAAGAAGTAGATCACGCTCTCGATCATGGTCCTGTCTCCTCTGGAGCGTCCCTGTCGCGGAATTCAAGGCCGAAGCCGAGGCGGTCGAGCTGCGTGGTGATGGCGTCGAGCTTGCGGTCTAGGGTGTTGATGAGGCTGAGGATCTCGGCGAGTTGCGCCTGCAGTTCAGGGTCCATCGCGGCCTCGCAATAGTCCGCCTTCCGCTACATCCCCCCGGTGACGGGAGCGGACTGAGGATGGATGTTCTTACGCACGGTATACCCGCGATGCCTTTTATCCGTGGCCAGCGGTCCCCCCACGCGCATACTCAGAGGGCCTAGTGTCGCGGCTTTCCCTCAGCCCACATCCGGGCAGTCGGGCGGTCGGAAGGCAAAAGGCCCGCCGTGCTCGACAATGATCTGGAGGCCATCGTTTCTTGACTGAAGGGCGTGGAATTTGTATACCACGGCTGCACTTCAAGTCCGACGAGTGGTCTCCAAACCGTGTCGGATAGCAGTCCGGCTCACTCGAAAGGGTGGGCCGTTCTGCTTTCCAGAGTCTCCGACAGGTGTCCGAGATAAGACAAGCCCTATTCCTGCGGCTTGATCTCGAGCGTGCCTTCCACCTCGAAGGTCTTGCCCTCGTGCTCGAATTGGCCGGACATGTCCACCTCGATCGTCTCAGAAGGCTCTGGAGGAGGAACCTCGTCGAGCATCGGCGGCGCGTCCTCGTAGGGATGGTCGATAAGCGATGCCTCGCTGCCACCGGTCCAATGCGCCCAGCCTTCCAGCCGCTCGATGTCGGCCTCTGGGAGAGCGCCGGTGCCCATGAGCAGGACGAGGGTGTCGGCGTTGATCACCTCGTGGCCCGCGCCGCTGTGGAGAAACACCCATTCGCCAGCCGGGTAGGCCGGTGCATCCTCGATCAGGCTGCTCGTGATCGTTACGTCATCGCCGTCGCAGCGCTGCGCATTAGTCATCCCAAGCCGCGAGAAGAGCGAATGCACCTCCGTGCTCATGATGGTGTTGGCAGGGGTGTAGAAGCGCGGCGCCCAGTCGCCAAACCCATTGCCCATTGCGACGCTGCGCGCAGGGCCGGTGGAGCAAAGGTAGGCGGCAACGCCACCCTTCTGTATCGGCCATTTATGCCCGACGAAGGCCTGGTCCGAGTTGGTGATCAGCGGCTTCCCATACCAGAACCACCACAGCGGGCCTTTTGGGATGTCAGCCAGCTGCAGCTTGAGCATCTCGGCCGGCGCGTCGGCGCGGATGGTGGCAAGCCCGTTCAGATCCGTGCCTTTGGTGGGCGGGCCGAGAATGTTGGCTCCGACCTGGTCGCTGCCGCCGTTGGCGAGGGCAGTGAGGGCAGAGCCTGACCATTTGGCGTTGGGTCCGAAGAGGAGGACACGGGCGTTGAGCTTGTCCGGCGTCCAGCCGCCCTCCACGGGTGCCGGAGTGGGAGGCGGGGGCTCAAAGGGTGGTTCCACGGGAGGCGGCTCAATTTCTCCTCCATTGGGGGCCGTAGGAACGCCCGTGGTGCCTTTATATTCGAGGTCCTGGGAGGTAGAGGCCGCACGCACCGGAAACGCGCTGGTGAGGCTTAGAATGGTTTCGCCATTGCGCTTCAGACGGCCGGCGGGCGTGCGGTTGGTGATCATGCCCACGCTCGCCACGATCATATCCGTCCCAGTGGCTACGCCAGCGACGCCGTCGCCGCGGTCCACCTCCAGCGTAGCATTGCTCGTGAGGTAGGCGATCGCCTCGATGTTGTTCTGGGGGGCATCCGCAGGGGCGGCGCTGGCGTTCTTGGTGGTCGAGGGTTGCCCGCTGCCAGTCTGTGGCCAGGTGTCGGTGCGCTCGGGACGGTGGATGAGGGCGATCTGGTCGCGCTTCATGATGGGGCTGGCGCCAGTCTTGTATTTGATCGCGTAGTAGGCCGACATGTCGCGGAAGAAGTTCTGAATGCCCTTGCCCGGCTCGGACGGCCCGATCATGTTGTGTTCTGAGTAGTCGTTCCAAGTGGCGATGCTGACCATGCGGGACTTGCTTGGATTATGCTGGTGCGCCGCTATAGCATCTCTCCATGCTATTCTATAGCATGTGCTATTGCCTGTTTCGTAATACTGGTGGATCTGCCCGCTATTGAAATTCGGGCGATAGTCCTGCGGGAAGCAGGTGGGCATCCACTCGCGGCCGGAGCCCATGACTTGCTTGCCAATCGCCAGCATCTGCGCCTGGGTGGAGAGGACATTGCCTCCCCAAATGGCTGCGCCTTGGGTCCAAAGCCACTGCGATGCCATGCACAAATTGGGGTTGAGGAAGGTCGGGACGAAATACACGCCGGGAGGACCGATGCCGGCGATGATCTCCTGCCAGTGCGCCGGATTGCCGCCAGCGCTCAATTCCGGACCGAAAGAGCCGAGAACGAGCTTGCCGTCCGCAGTCTTGAGAACGTGCGGGTAATCCTTGTATTTCTTGAATATGGCGGCCTTGGCCGAGGCTGGCGTCTGCGAGCCGGTGACGCCATCGCTCATCATCATAATCTTGATCGGCTTTT